CGTCACGATCGGTCTAATCTGTTGTCGTGATTGTTTTTGCTACATACGGTAGCTCGAGTCATAGTTGACTAGCCAGTGATCGCTGATCACAAGACATATGTCTCGCGATAGCGTAACGTAGTATTGCATGTTCTGCGCTGAGTCTGAGCTCGGTGCAGGGGATGTCACTAGTACGTTTGATAATATAAATTCTACGATGGGTAGGAAGTCGTCAGGCATGGCGTTACCTGGTAGTCGACGTAATTCAACTTGTCCGTTTAGTACCGCACGGTACAGTTCTTGCGGTAGCGCGTTGAATTCCATCATCTCAGTGCCCCAGTCTAAGGTGAATCTTTCTATCAAGTCCGCGAGTGTAAGACGGGTACCGGTGTTGAGATCGTACAGATCGTCAATGATGCCGGGGCTTATCCCAGCTAGCCCGAGTACGGCGGAAGTTATCTTCTGATAGGCTTCTTGGATGTTTGGCGTGGACCAGTCTTGTAATGATTCTGGTTCGGCGGCCATTACCTGATCGAGCAGGAGTCGGGTGTGACGTTCCTGAGTCTCAGTAATTATGGCAGTATGGTTTGCTTTAGGGTCAAGGGAATAGTTAACTGAGTTCAACCATTCTAAGTGGAGGTACAGACCTTTGCGCCATATGTTGTGGTCAACGTGGTTCAGTTGCGTATCGACACCTTGGTTGGACAGGTTTAGTATCTCACGGTGGAGTCGTGTAGTGCTACCCAGGCGGACACCTCGTGCGTGGAATCTTTTCTGGATTGAGTCCATCATTGCTTGTGTCCCGTGGTGGGGTACGGATCGGTCTAGCTCCCAGTCCGGGGTGCTGCTATCCCAAGTTCTTGCGGTGGAGGCGCGGTTGTGGGGTTCGCGTCCGTGCCGCGCTATCCCGTAGCCGCCTTGGTCATAGGGTATGTACAATTTTTGCACATCGCCAAGTTTGGCCGTGAGAGTAGTGCCGTCTGGCGTAGTGTAGGATATTTGGGCGTAATATAGACAGACGATGTCGCGGATTTCTTCAGCAATAACAGGGTCAAAGCCGCGTCGGATAAGAATATCGACTGCGGATGAGGTGCCCTTGGCGTAGTCCGGCAGCTTATCGATGACCGGGTCTTGTAGGTCGCCACCTATGAAGGACCCGCAGCTGCGAGCAAGCGAACCTTGCGTGCCGTGTTTGGAGTACCAGATACGGAGGAACTCGGCAGAATCGTAACTAAATAATTGTTTACTTGCCTGTGCCTCGAGTTTGGTAAGAGTATAGTGCCGTAGTAGAAGCAAGCCCGCGCACATCGAGTCGGACGTCATGTCGCCGTCATCACCGTTTATTCGCATGTCGGTGAACGGGTCGCGGCCCAGCACTAGCGTCAAGCTCCTTTTGATTGTAAAGTCGTAGCAGAAGTGCATACAGTTGTTGATGAGCGTAGTGGTCCGCCACCCAGACCATAGGCCTTGGTGAACGATACGGTACAACCCGTCTGAACCTACTTCGCGGACAAATAGTTGGGAGAGTGAATCTTTGAGCCACTCACTACATCGCACGATGTGGCCAGCGTAGTTTGTACCTTCCCATATCCCGGTGTCAACGAGAGGGCGAGCGGCATTGCCGATACATCTAGTCCAAAACTTGCCCATATCTTTCAGGGTATGGAGGAAGTTAAAGTCGTCGAAGTCGACTGCCACGGTGACAAGTCCGCGCCGTAGGCGGAATATCCGTCGGAAGTGATCGGTGAGGCGTTGCCATCCGGAGGAGCCAAGCGAAAATACTGGCGAGGATTCGAAGATGGCGTCCTCTGCGTCCCAAACTGCCATGCTTTCAATTAGCCATTGGTGTATCTCACCTGGGATAATCTGCCGGAGTCTGAGTCCGAGCTCGGTTTTAACTTGCGCGTTTGTCAGGACACGTGGGGTGCGCGATAATACTTCGGTAAGGGCATTCGTGTCGAGGGCATCGAACCACAAACGTTTGTGCAGTGAATGTAGCGGTATACCATATCTTTTAAAATCGGCTTTGCCAGCCCCTACGGAGCCGCGGGGTGCCATGGATATAAAATGCGCATGCATATCGGCGGGGCTGAAGTCGTCGTGTTCAGTGGCACCACGTCGTTTGGCGAGATTTGCGTGTACCGGTACAGCGAGTTCGTCGAGGGCGGCATCAATGTTGTCCTCCCAAAATCTAGCTCGATCGATTGGATTATCACCCACTACCGGGGCGAGGTAGGGGTGAGGTAGTTCACTCCTTTTTTCAACGAATTTATCGAATCCGAGTAGTTCATCTTGTGCACGGCCGCACAACAGGTAGACGTACATCCAATGGTCGCGAATCTCGCCTTCGAGGGTGGTGGCGAGGATTCCTGGCTGAGGTGCCCATTGCGGGGTAACTAAGCCACGTAATGCTGCTGGGAGTTCATTCGTACGGCGGGTGATCACGTGTAGGACTTTGAGGGTCTTGCTGAAGTGTTTGACACCTTGGCAAGCCCAACCCTGGTCAAGTGTGATAGCCACGACAGTGGCGTTCGTTGCGGAGGATAGGGCGTAGGTAGTTAGCCCGGCAAGGCCTTGCAGGCCCATGCCCGTGCTGTCGGCGAGTAGATGGTGTAAGTAGTCTTCGCCGTATTTACGTTGCACAATTTTGAGTAGCCGCAAAAGCACAGGGCTGGTGAGTCGTGTGCGAGCGAGTAATTCGGCATCTAGAAACGGGTGCGTAGTACTGAGCAGGTTTATACATTCCTGGTCATTTAATGCGGTCGGGTCGCAGTTTTTGATGTCGTCGATGGCAACGCGTGCTGCATTGTGGCGTCCGGGATCTGCGACGTGTGCCGTGATGGTTTCTTCGTCGAGTGCTCTTTCAGCAGCGAGCGCCGCAGTGCGCCGGGCGCGTGTCACGGTCTGTGCATCGGATAGCTCCCTATTGAGAGCCGTGTGTCCAGTGGCATCGCGCAATATAGCGTCATGAAGGCTTTTCTGTTTAAACCCGAATTTTCGGTATTTTGTGCGTGGGGTGCCAGTTGTTTCAGCAATAAAGCCCACTTTTCCACTACTCCCGGCCGTTTCGCGGTTAACCCGAGTCGTTTGGAGAGCCTGGGTTTTAGAGTCTTTGGTTTTAAAACCCATTTTGCGTATATACGTGTATAGAGAATAATAAGTAGGGTCCAGTACCACACTACTCGGATAAGGTCTGCCGACAACACCAACATATACGCCTTTAGGGCTTTCTGCGTTGTCGGCTGGTACCTTGGGTACTGGGCGTCCAAGAATCCACCCAACGAACCCATGTGGGGCGCGGATCACCACCTGTTTTTTAAGGCTGGTGGCTAGGATGCGGTCGAGGTCCCAGGCGGCATATTCTGCTGTACGTCTTTTACCTTGCACGGCTCGGTACATGGTCTTCTTGTCGTGGATGTGCAGGCCGGACAGATCACCCGGGTTGAAATCCCGACGCGTTAGATGTTCGGTTAGTTCCTGCGCGTCTTCGCATAATTCCGGTGCTACGCGGTGGAACAGTCGTAGGATGTCATCGGGTATATTACCGGCGAAACAACATCTGTGAAAGAGGTCGACGTCCTTGAGGTTGTGCTTCATATCGAGCACCTCGCGGTGGAAGGAATCGTAGAGCGTCATCAGCTCCGCGTATAGGAGGGGGTCTGGTCCGTTGTTACGGGCCATGAGGTAGGCAATCTCGGCCAGCCGAGGTTCCCGTTCGAGGAAGGTAAAATGAAAGAGTGTTGTGCGCTTGGCCGACCAGCGTTTCCACCACGGACCACGAGGAGGTGGCACTATCCCGGGTGCCTCATCAGGCGGTTGAATCCCATCATCACAAGACTGGACACGTGACCTTCTGACTTGAGGCGTCGCGAGGTCGTGGGCTACACCCTTAGAATCAGGGTTCACCCGTCCAAAAAGCGCTTTAGCATCAGCTTCCTGCGCGGCTGACATCCCATACAGGATCGGTACAGCTGGCAGGGGTACGCCGGAGCGGGTCAGAGCGGTGCGCTGGTCAGAAAACAGGAAGCTGTCTCCATTAACCGTTGCGTTGCCCCTCGCCGTGCCAACTTTAGCCCACCGTGCCCCACCTACCCAATACGGGACGCCAATCCCACGTTCCAGCCAACCCCAGCCTGCTCCACGAGGAGGCGCGCTTGAATGCAGGCCAAATAAATATTTTTTGGTATTTTCAATGTTTCTGTCCGGGCGCAGCCGCAGATTTGATGTTTGCATATTTGTTCTCCCGTTAAGGAAGATCCTGGAAGGCACCAATCCGGTGGTGCCGTTTAAGTAGACGCCCCGCGCTAAAAACCCGACTGAGTGCGGAGGCTGGAGAGGATGGGTCGGCGTTGTCCGGTTGCTACGGCGTTGGCTTCGGCAGTTAGCACTGCAAGCCGGTCCGTGAGCATTTTACGTTCCAGTGCGGGGTCGTATGTACGCATAGGTTCTGGAGATGGGTATCCCCGCTCGATTTCACGTTGTGCGAAGCTGCCGTTGACGGCGCTGTACCCGGTCGAAATATGGCGTGGGTCGCTCTGCGTAACGGGCATCGTGGTGAGGAACGGGTCAAAGGTCGTAACAATACCGGTGTCGATTTGTTCCGTCGGCAGGCCCATTCTCGCGCGTAGCGCAGGACTGAGTGCGTTTTGAGCGGGCACGGGCCGTGAAGACGGAATGCCTATCGACGGCATCCCGGTTAGCATTGGCACTCCGAGTCCTGTTGCGTACTGTGTAATCGGAGCGAGCAGGATGGGCAGGGCGCCAGGTTTGAGTTCGCTGTACCAGGTGCGCCAGCGCATGGACCAAGTGGGAGATTGCATAACAAGATACATCAGTTGTTCAGCAGGAGGGATTCTTGGACTGAAGGGTACCGTATGCACGGTAGAGCCGTAGGCCGCTGCTGACATGCCGGCTGCAGCGGACCCAACGGCCGGCCAGGCGGCAGGAAGGCCATTGCCGTTGGGCCCAACAATGAGGCGGGTGCGATCCTGGAACTGGGTGCGAGTGAGTGAGTTGCAGGCTTCAAGGGCGGGAGGACTGCGCATCCACGTCGTGTTGGAACTTGCTTGGCCGGAATTCACCCTTATGTTTGATTCGCCGTATGGGGTGGTCGTGTTGTCAGCGTTCAAGACCTGGAATGTGGGCCCGAGGTGGTATGTACCTGCCAGCGCTAGTCGTTGCGTTGCCACGAATGCATCGGCGTTCCAGCCGCCGATGGCGGTGGGGTAGGCCGAGGCTGGGCGTCTTGCGGCGGTGCGGCCGAGCAACGTCACAATTGATTCGGCGTTCATCACATTAACTGGGGGGAGTGGGGAAGTCCGTGCGTTGTATTGGTAGGCATGGATCGGTCCTGGTTCGATGAAATCGTAGACATCTCCGTGGGGGATTGCGCGAATCAGGAAGCCAATTGGTGCGCCCACAAACCAGAAGGGGTCGAGTAGGGAATTTTCCACGGTCGGAGTTTGCCATGGGACTTTGGGACCTATACGGCCGTAGCGGGTGAGCAGGTCGTGAGTGAAGGGATCGGCGTTACCCGACTCGTGCACTCTTCGCAGTCCAGGAGTGACTTTGATCCGCATCCCGGATAAAGCGGTAACACAGCGAAGTACACCAAACGGCTCTGTGTCATTGAACTGATTGTCAGAGATGGCCCATTCGTCCCAAGGTAGCGTCGAAGTAGGCGAAAGCGTGGAGAAAATTTTTGGTTTGTCGATAACCACGGAACCTGGGATGTTCAGTTCGGGTCGGTATAGTGCACACGTTATGGGGGACAATGCGCGGTATGTAATGTTGCATCCCTCCAGGTCCGGGGCGCCCCCGTAGAAGTTGTAATCCCATAGGTGATATGGGAAGACTTCTACGGTGGTGCCTGATACGAGTTCAGCAGCCCAGGTGGTGGGGAGTCCAATGCTACCGATTACTTCCCCAACACCGGTGAGTAGGGCCGGGACTAGTCGCTCGAGACCTACCATGTCCACATAGTCGTTTGTGGTGGATATGAGCCGGTCGAGGGCAACGTTGCCAGTGAGGGGCCGGCCGTCGGCGAGTGCGAGAGACGCAGGTGATATTGCAAGCTGAGCGCATATCATATCAACACCCGCACGCATTTGTAGTTGCAGTAGGATCCCGGTATCAAAGATGGTGTTGAAGTCCCCGTGGATGAGTCGGTCGGCAAGAGTAAGTGCGGAGGAGTCGCTGTGGTACATTGATTGTGCACTCCGAATTGACCGTAGGAGGCGAACGCCGTATGGTACGGCGGTGGTGCGATTCTCAATGAAGTTAGTGAGAGGTAGGATACGCTCGCTACGGAATTCGCAACCGGCTGAAATGGCGGCGGCTTGGTCAGCAGCGGGTATGGGACCTCCGCGGCGGTCAGTTATAGGTATTGTCCAATCCTGGCCTGCTGGTAACATTGCTACGGTGGGCGCGGCAGCGCCGAAGCCTATCCATGCGCCAATTGCAAATGGTTGATTAATCCACAATCGTAGGTTCTCGAGAGCCGCGGGTGGCATGGTTTCAATGAAATCATAAAGCGGGTCAGCGCGCGTGCCAGTTATTGGGACGTTGGCGAAGTAGTTATGCCAAGCGATGTCTACGCGTACGTTGCCTTGGCCCCCAAACGGTGCTTGGGGGAGATATGCCTGAGCGGGTAAGTTTGCCGCGGCGAATCCAGGGAAGCGATAGGTACGCTCATAAACGGACAGGTTCGCGGCATTCCCAGCTGCAGCGGTAATATCCCGGCTGAGGTCCAGGCCTGCAGGGGCGACAGCGTTCCATATCTTGAGATCTTTGATGGATTCCGGGTCGTCGAGTACGGGCTGGCCTAGTCCGGCGTCGAGCTGGGGTCTGATGCACCGCAGATATACAAGGCGGCAGCGTACAAATCTCCTGAAACGCGCTCCGATGGTGAAGCGGCTCTCTAACTCGGACGGTAACATTGTAACTTCGGCCGGAAAGTATCGTCCGGTACGGCGTAACATGTTGGAATACGCAGTCATGGCGTCAGCACTGCCCCCGTAGTTTTGTAGGAGGAAGGAGATGGCGTCCATTGCGGATTGCGGATTGGTTAGGGCCTGGACATCGTAAGCGCCGTTCCTTGCGGCATCGATTTCATTGGTTAAGAAAACGAGAGCCGGGAGTTTGGCGGAATAGTTCGTGAGATACGGCGATGTAAGCCGTATGTTGGCGTCAGTACGGGCGCCGCCTGGCGGAGTGATGGTTGGTGGAGACTCCATGTCGAGGTATGCTCGAGTGCAGTGGTAGAGCGCTACTCGCCAGTCACGTGGGCCGTTAGCGTGGTTAGGGTCCAGGGGCGGCGTGACTAAGTTGGTAAAGCGTCGGAAAGGGAGTATCGAGATTCGTGAGATTCCGTGTTTGGGCTGGGCTCTGGGGTAGTGTGCCGGTCTGGGTCTAGCGGCGGGTCCAATGTTCGGCACGCCGAAGATGACGGTTAGTCCGGGTGCATTGGGGAATAAAGAATACCATTGTGGCGAGAGGGCAGCGTTGGCATTTGCGGGTACTCCAGGTACTGGGCGTAGTCCTCCTGCTGCTGTGCGAGGTACACAGCCGGTCTGAGCAGCAAAGGCCATTGCAAAGAGCCGTTCGTACCATTCCACGTAGTTGGTCCCGTCACGGTCATCGGTTGACGTGAGGAGGTCAACCATCGCGTTGGATACCACCGGTGCTTCAATCAGATTGTAGAATATACCACGGTAGTCCTTCTCGACCTTGTTGTACTGATCGGGAAGTCGGGCCGGTAGCACATTCTGGGCGACTGTTTGGTGTGGTCGCGCGTAGCCGTTGATATGTGCGGTGATTTCACGGGTGTATGTGTATTCCGCTCCGGTTCGTACCCGGAGTACGGTTGTTGTGGTGCCGTGTTCCCTGGAGGTGTAGAGATTAACCAGTCTGTTGCGTGCTCCTGTGTAGAGTACGTTGATTAGGTTGGCTGCGCCTTCACTGGGTGAGCCGTAGGTAAAAGCCTCGTCCGGCATGTATGTTGTGAAGAGCTGGTCTCTTGACTCGAATCGTTGTGCGAATGCACGTTTGAGTGATACGAGCGTAATAATGTCCAGATTTCCGGCACGCCATAGTGATTGGTCGCCGGACACGGGCAAGGCGGCTCGGGCGGCGAGGGGTTGCTCTGACAGTCGTATCAACTTTGAGCTGTCGAGGACGTTCCCGGCGTAGGCGGGGAGTCTGTCCCTCGAAGGTGGAGGGGGTGATCCCTGGGTGACTTCTTCCGAAGTACGTGCTGGGGCGTTCTCCTCTGGGTTGCCGTTAGTGACTGCGTTGCGAGCTTCTATGCTTCGACACAGTTTGTAGGCTTTGAGCCAGGCTTGGCGGTCGTCGTGGTCGAGGCAGGTATAGGCGCCGAGTGCTTCAAGATAGGTTTCCTGGCGGGCAGGGCCATCTGGGATTTCGGCGGTTTTTGAGTCCGCAAACTCGATGACGGCGGCCGGAAGGTCGGTAAAGTCATATTTCTCCGAGCCGCGTCCGGTCGGATACCATGTTTCGTCAACCGGTCGTAGTGGGTCTTTTGAACGGCGCATGCCGTCCATATGTCCGTACGGCCCGTTGACGCTGTGGGCGGCGAAGTATTTTGCGCTCGCAGGATCTCCTGTTACCCAACGACCGGTTGCGGTGCTCCACACTGCCCAGTTTTCCGGGTCATCGACTAATTCCTGGATTGAGTAAGAGTCTCCGGGGTTGAGTTTGGCATCAAGGGCGGCGTAGTCTAGTGTTTTACCGGTGACGGCTGCGATGGTGTACGCCGGGCATAAGCGGTCCTTGTTATTTATGAAGAGTAGGTCGAAACCTGCGGGTAGTTTACCGGTGTCGCGCCTGAGCCATTTAGCTTCGGCGATGCCGGCAATTGATGAGGACAACCCACGGTAGAAGTATTTGACGCTTGCGAGGTAGGAGGCGCGGGTTTCCTCCGCCATGAGTGATGTGTCAACTTCGCTGAAAGGTGTCCAGGTCGGGTTGACTACTTTGCCCAGTTCCGAAGTGGGTACTTCGGGTGTAACTTCGTTGTCAAGGAAGACAACACCCCACACTGTAGAACGGTCTCCTGTGACGGATGGTTCGTGGTGCGAGATGATGAAGTCGGATTCGGAGATGTCGATCCCGACCTCTTCCTTAACTTCTCGGTCCGCGGCTGTTTCGATAGTGCTATCTTCAGGGTCCACCTTGCCGCCAACGCCTGAGATGGTACCACGCAGAGGGGCGTTGCCAGTGTCGGGCCCGCGTGTGGTAAGCAGGACCTTGTCACCGGTAACGAGCCAGAGCAGGATGGCAGTGGGAGTTGGACCGCCATAGGGCCGCAGGCGTACCCGGCCAGTAGGGGGAGAACTGGCAGCGGACCACCGAATTGTTTGAGTCATTCGGGGGCGGGTGAGGACTGAGTAGGCCGCTTTGGCGGCAACAGCAGCGGTGAAAGCAAGTGCTAGCCACTCGCGGCTCGAGGGGGCGGACTGTCCTTTTAAAGGTAGGCCCTCGGGCCCCCCGTCGACCTCTGGGTCGGCGGGGGGCTGGGGGGGGCGATCCTTATCCG